CGGCAGCGACCGGCTTGGCCAGCTCGTCGCGCTCCGCCTGGGTAAGCGGTATCCCGTGCTCGTCGACCGGGACGTCCTCGTCGTCGGTGTCCGAGTCGTCGGCGGCAGCGGCATCCGCGCGGTCCAGCTCGTCGCGGCGCGCGCCGTCGTCCGGGTGCACCCGCTCGCCGGCCTGCTGGGCCTCGGTCCCCTCGCGGTTGAACCCGTCCTCGTAGCCCGGCGACGTCGAGCTGGCCCGGCGGCCGGCACTGGCTGCGTCATCCTCGGGGGCGACCGTGCCGGTGACGGTGCCGGTCACCTCACCCGAGAGCCCTCCGGCCACCGGGCGGTCCTTGTCCTTGCGGTCAGTCATATTCCTGTCCCTTCACTTGTCGGTGCGGGACGGCGGCTGCGACGCGCGGCCCTCCGGGCTGCTACCCGGAGGATGTCCGATTCCACCTGTCAGTCGCTCTGGCCCAGGATGGTGCAGCGCCTGTGGGTGACGATGACGGCCTGGTCGATGGTCTCCCCGCCGATGACGTCGCAGGCGTCGTGCCGCACCAGCTTCCACTGGCCGTGCTCGTAGTGGACGGGCACCAGGATGTCGATCTCAGGGTCTTCGGGCAGATCGAACTCCTGAAGCTCGCCGAACACGTCCTGGCCGCACACTAGCTCCAGGGCCACGCCCCCAGCGGCCCAGGCGGTGATCAGGGCAGCCAGCTCCTCTGCCTCCCCGGCGGTCACGGTGTTCCCTCCGCCGGGATCTCGGCGAGCAGCGACCCGTAGGGCGGGGTTCCCATGATCTTGCCCCATTCCTCGTCGATCTCGGCCGGGTCGCGGGGCACGAAGTCCAGGAACAGCTTGTCGCCCGGCTTGCCGCCCTCCGGCTCTTCCTCCCACCAGTTGCGCGGCAGCTCCCCGCTGAACCGCTTGACCGCCGCCTCGATCAGCTTGCCCTGGTCCAGGAACTGCTGCGGCCCGTCACCCTCGAAGCTCTTGTTGGCCCACCGGGCGTAGCGCTCCTCGGTCCAGCCGGCTTCCACGTCCCACTCACGCTGGTCCGGGATCTCGTGTCCCTCGGAGCAGGCCCACTTGCCCCGGCTCTCGGGGGCGTTGTAGCTCATGGCGCCGTGGCAGGACTTAGGGTGCGGTCCCTCGACGCGGCCCCGGTAGTGCCGGGCGCCGGCGACGAGGCCGCCGTAGCTGCTGATCTTCAGCACGTAGTCGGTCACAGTCAGCAGCTCCCGAAGTAGTAGGAGTAGAAGCCGATCTCGGAGTCGGGGGTGAAGTGCAGCTCCTCCAGCCGGGCCAGGTCGGCCGGCGAGACGAGGCGGGCGTCCACGTTCACCCAGAGGAGGTCGTGCGTGCAGTTGGTGGGCTGCTCCGGGTTGGCGTACTTGCGCATGATGGTCAGCGCCTCGATCAGGTCGTCCATCAGGTCTGCCGCTTCGTGAAGGTGAAGGTAGCGGTGTAGGACTCGTTGTAGCCGGGCTTGTCGTAGGTGACGCCCCAGCCGGCGGCCCGGTAGACGGGCGCGACGTCGAGCAGGTGACCCTGGAAGACGCCCTCCCTGGTCATCCCGAGGTTGTCCATGATCTCCTCCACCACGTCGTCCTGCTCGAAGGTGGCGGAGGTGCCGTCGTAGTGCAGGGCGATCAGGTCGTTGAACGCCTCGATGACGCCCTCGGGGAGTTTCTTGGCCTTCAGGGCGGCAGCCTGGTCAGGCCGGATCGGCTCGGTCACGCCAGCCCCTGCCCGCGCGCCCACAGCCAGTGGAGCGCCTGCTCGTAGGAGTCGACGGCGGGGACGGTGCCCGGCGCATCGCGCTTGCCCGGCTCCCCGACCTGCTGGGCGGCGGAGTCGAACACGGCGATCTGCCAGCCCCCGTTGGAGAGGGTCTCGGTGGGCTGGTAGACGGCCTCCAGGTAGCCGACCGGCGCGAACGCGTCGCCGAACACCTGCCAGCGGTTCTCGCCGGGGTTGCGCCGGGCGGTGTACTGCTGCCCGTCGAACTCAACCGGGTCCTCGGAAACCAGGTCCTCAGGATTGAATGTCATGCAGGTAGCTTATCAAGAAAAGCTGTAATGCAAAAGCCCCCGGCCGGAGCCGGGGGCTAGAGCAGGAGAAGCAGGTCAGGACTTGGTGATGCTCGCCAGGCCCCTCGGGTTCAGGATGCTCATGGCGATCATCTCGTCGAACACCCAGCCCTTCCAGAACGCCTCCACGTTGTGGTTCTCCTCCACGTCGAGCGAGTAGAGGATCGGGAAGACACCGAGGAAGTTCGGCTCCGGGGTCAGGAAGATCTTCGCCTGGGGCACGATGATGGAGCGCTGGATCTGGAACTCGCCGAAGCTGGTGATGGTCTCACCTGCGACGACGCGGTCCTTGAAGGCCCAGCCGGTCTGGTTGATGTCCCAGCGGAACATGTCCCGGTAGTCGAACGGGTTGATCAGGATGCGCGAGCTGGGCAGCTCGTGCAGGTCCGTCATGGCCACGGCCGAGTACAGCGACCCCGGGGTGAGGTACCCGGACGCCTCGGTGATGTTGTGGTTCGGCGTGACCACGTGGTCCGGCCGGGTGGCGTAGTCGGTGATCGCCGCCTGGAGGAGCACCAGGAGCCGGGCGTCCTCCTGCTTCAGGATCGCCTGCTTGGTCTCGTCCTGGGCCTGCTCCACCGCGTTGATGCGCAGGTAGAACAGGTCCTCCTTGCGCAGAGCGGGGCGCGAGGCGATCCGGAAGAACCGGACCGGGATGCGCTTGCCCTCGAAGGGGGTAACCCGGACTTCGCCCTCAGTACCGGACAAAATGTACGCCTGGCCCAGGTCATCCCAGACGTCGTACTCCACCGGGGTACCCGGCGTGACCGGGTCCTCGACCAGCACGTTCCGGACGATGCCCTGGTACCGGAGCTTGAGCTGGATGGGTCCGACCATCCCAACGCCCAGGCGGCGGAAGCCGTGCATCTCGTCCGAGAGGATGAGGGCCATCTTGCGGACCTTGGCCTCGCGGGTGAGTGACACGCCCCCCGTCTTGGCCCGGCGGGCCTCGATCTGGGAGACGTAGTCGTCGCTCTTGCGTGAGGCCACGCGGGGCCGCAGGCCGCCGCCAGGAGCCAGCGCCAGTTGCCCGCCGGCCGAAGTGGTCGCCAGCTCGGTCATGTGGTGTTCCCTTTCCTGCGTTCCCGCGTTTTCTCTGCTGCCCTCGGCCGTTAGACCTTGGCCGTGGTCATGTTGGTCGGGGAGCCGGACAGGAAGGCCGGCAGGCCGCCGATGGTGATCTTGGTGGAGCTGTTGACCTTCAGCAGCCGGGCGACCGGCGAGGAGATGGTCACGCTGGAGGACCAGGGGACGAGCATCCCCTGGTTGGCGGTGGCAGTGGAGACGCCCACGAGCTGGGCGCCGGAGCCGTCAGACGGGTCCGTCCAGGTCTGGGTGGCGTCGAACGCCGGGGCGAGGATCTCGAACTCCGAGTCCGGCCCGAGGACCCAGACCGCGAAGGCGTTGATGCCCGCGTACAGCAGCTCGTCGATGCCGTCGCCGCCCACGTACAGGGCGCCCAGGCCGTAGACCGGCAGCACCCCGGCGGCGGCGAGCGTGGTGCCCGCGTTGCCGGAGTAGGCGGTGCCGGTCATCGTCTTGGTGCCCATCTGGGTGCTGTTCGCGCCCGCCAGGGTCACCAGGTCCCCGCCCGTGCGGACGAAGCCCATCCCGGGCCAGATCGGGACCGCTCGGGTCCACGCCGGGTCCAGGAAGCAGGACTTCGGGGTGGCCTGGGTCCAGGAGTAAAGCGGCCGGATGGTCCGCTTCACGTAGTCGTTGCTGAGGTAGGTCCTGATCACGGCCTGATCTCCGTTTTCTCGTCGGCCGGGCCGTTAGGCCCTCCTGCTATTCCTTCTGGGGCTGGCGGCGTAAAAGGCGTCATCATGAAAGATCTGTCGTGTCGTCGGAGAACAAGCCGCTCAGTGCCCCCGACGGAATGAGCGAGTACTCCGCGTCTGACAGCACCACCACGGCCCCGCCCGCGTACCGGATCCCGTTAGGGAGCACCACGTTGGCCAGGCCGCTGGTAATCGTCACCTGATGGCTCACGTCGCCTCCCAGGGAGCCGGTCTCGGTGCCGCCGCTGCCTGCTGCGAGCAGGCCCTTCGCCGCCGCCGTGAGCAGCCCGAAATCCTCGTCGGCGAGGGTGAAAGAGTCCCCGTCCGAATAGCGCAGGCCATTCGGCATGACGATCGGTCCGGTGCCGTCGCTCACGGTCAGGGCGTAGGTCATCAGTCGAACAGGTCGCTGGCGTCAAGGTCGTCCATGACAGCGGGGGCGTAGTGCGAGGCGGCGCCCACCGAGGCGAGCGACGGGGCCGACCGGGCGGCGGTCCGCTGCGCCGGGCGCGGGGCCTGGCGCGGCTGGGCCGAGCCGATCCTCTCCAGGGTGGAGATCTCGTGCTCGATCATCGCCGTGGACAGGGCCGCGTCCTTCTCGATCCGCTCCCCGACGGACAGCGGCTCGCCCTGGGCGAGGCCCGCCTGCACCCGCAGCCCGGCAAGCCGGATCGCGGCGAACGTGCGGCGGGAGGCGTCGGCCTCGTGCACGACGGACGCGGTGACGTTCCCGCCCGGAGCACCTGGCTGGCCCCCGTTCTGCGCGTCCAGGATCCACGGGAAGGCCGCGCCGTTGTTGCCCTGGCCGCCGATGCCCGGCCCCTGGGCCTTCAGCGGGTCCGGGTCGATGCGGACGTCGGTCTCGATGCGCCGCTGAGAGAGCGGCACCCCGCCGTCCTGGGAGGGGTTGGTGCCCTGGACAGGGGCGGTGACGTCCACCAGGTTGGTCGCCGGGGGCGTCTGGATCTCCACGCCCGGGGTGATCGCCGTGGTGGTCTGCTGGGCGGGGACCCGGCTGTTGGCGCCCGGGGTGGTGCCCGGCCGGCCGGCGTTGTCCATCGCCTCCGGGTTCAGCGCCTGCTCGGTGGTTTCCGGGGCGGGGGCCTCCGGCGGGTCCGGAACCGGGCTGCCCGGGTTGAGGATGTCCGCCTGGCGCCGCAGCACCAGCCGGCCGACCTCGGCCAGCTCACGCTCGATCCCCGCAGCGGAGGCGACGTAACGGAGCTGGGCCGAAAGGACCTCGTTCTGGGCGCTCAGCTCGGCGATCCGGCGCGCCTGGGCCTGCGCCAGAGCGGCGGCCGTCTTGCTTGCTGGCATGTCCTTGTCCTCGTCTTCGTCGTCCTCTTCGTCCCCGGACTCCTCGCCCGGGTCAGACGGGTCTTCCTGTTCCTTCCGGGGGTCGCCCGGCTCCTCGTCCCCCTCGGCGCCCGGCGGGACCTCCCCGCCCTCGTCCGACGGGTGCAGCGCGGCCATGCCGCAGGCCGGGCACGGCACGCCCGGCTGGGCAGCGCCGTCGGTCTCGAAGGTGGTCCCGCACGCCGGGCACTCCAGGCCCTCCGCCTGCATCGGCGGCTCACCCTGCTCCTGCGGGACCGGCGCGCCCGTGCCCTCCGGCGGCTGGGCCATGGCGGGCGGCTGCCCGTCGGTGCCCTGCGGGCCTCCCTCGCCGCCCTGCACCGTCGGCACCCCGTCGGGGGCGATCTGGTCAGGGTGGGTGAGCTGGTCGTCCGCGTCCTGCCCGGAGCCCATCTGGTCCTGGCCGGCCGCGACCTGCCCGTCGCCCCCGGCG